GTACAGTGAAAATGTATGAGATGATTTTATTAAAAATATTTTAATAAATGAAATGGGCAATCAGCAGCTAAATACCTATAATTAGGTTACATGTGCAACGACTAGACGGTAGTGGGCTGAATAAATAGATTCGGCTTAAGGTATAGTCTACTCCTCAGTGAAAGCTGAGGAAAAAAGTGTTTTCAAAGTGGTGTATCGCCGCCACACGAATTTTGCTATTGAGTCAATCGAGCAATATTTCAATGGAACAACGAATTTCGGTAAAAAATCAAGTTGCGAGATATCGCGTAATGGTGATTTGATCACTCAAATATTTTTGAAAGTGAATATCCCAGAGGTTAAATTCTGTGGAGATTTTACATGTTTTGGTCACGTAGAATTTGCATGGGTCAGACGATTAGGCCATGCAATTCTTGAATATACTGAACTCGAAATTGGGGGTTCACAAATTGACAAACAATATGGTGACTGGCTTACCATTTGGTATGAACTTACTCATGAAGTTGGACAAGAGCATGGTTATGCTAAAATGATTGGTGATATTCCATTATTGACTGATATATCTACATTAAGTTGGGATGCTCCAGAAAATAATTTCTTAAAACCATCATACAGATTATACATTCCTCTTCAATTTTACTTTTGCCGTAATAACGGTTTGGCTTTACCATTGATTGCTTTACAATATCATCAAGTTAAAATCTACGTTTTGTTTAGACCTGCTGTCCAATGTTACATTGCCTCAGCTGCTTATCAACGAGGATGTGATTGTTTAGAATTAGACGATGCTACTCTTTGGGTCAATTATGTTTATTTAGATACTGAAGAACGTAGACGATTTGCTCAAGTTTCTCACGAATATTTAATTGAACAATTGCAATTTACTGGTGAAGAATCAATTGGTTTGAGTAATAGTGGAAAATTTAAATTAAACTTCAATCACCCATGTAAAGCTTTATACTGGGTGACCAGACTAGGTAACTATCATGGTAACTTTTTCATGGCATATCAACCATATGATTGGGATCTTGCTAGAGAAGAAGCAGCTAGATTACTCTTGTTATCACAATACGATTTGGATGAATTTGGATACTTTAACGAAGTCCCAGTTGATTGCGTTGATGAGGTCTATGTTGGAGATTGTGGTATTGAATACGTAGCTGTTAACCCAGCTTCTCCTGCTGAAGAACCACAATATGTTTTCAATGACGAAGCTACTGCACAAAAATTTCTCAATGGGTCCGCATTGATTGGAAGAACTGCACCAAATGTACCTTTATTGAAGAGACCAAAAATGGTTGATTTGAAATGTAAAGTAGAAGGTGTTATCAGAATTTTCACTGATTTTGACAATGATAATTTAACATATCCTGAAATAGATAGAATCATTGTTAATGATATCACAATTTTCGATTTGTCAATTCCAGTTTGTAAATTTACATTCGATAACAGAAATAGATATATTAAAGATTTCGATGTGGTTGTCTGGCAATGGGATAATTATGGAGTTTTAATTGATGGTTCTATTAATCCAGTTTCATCCGTTTTACTCCAATTGAATGGACAAGATCGTCAATCAAGGAGAACTGGTTTCTGGTATGATACCGTTGTTCCTTACATGAACTTCCCTAATACGCCAAGAGACGGAATTAACGTGTTTTCCTTCGCTCTTAACCCAGTTGAACATCAACCATCCGGTACATGTAACTTTTCTCGTATTGATACCGCCTGCCTTCAATTATGGTTCTTTGAACTTGATGGTGGATTATGCGGATGCGGTGGATATGCCGAGATATTCTTAGATACTAACAATCATGTCAGAATTTATGCAGTGAATTACAACGTATTAAGGATCATGTCTGGAATGGGCGGCCTTGCATATTCAAATTAGTGAAATCGTACAAATGAAAATCGTACAAATTATTTGGCTTATTGTATACGATTTAATTATAATATTAATTTAGTATTGATATTATAAAAAATTGAAGAATAAAATATATATAAATATATTGGAATTATAATAGCAGAAATGAATTATCGGGAAGTAGAGTTCGAAGACCAGTTCTATTGCGTAATTAAATATGGCGAATCCGGTGATAAAAAATTATTTATCATAGATAAATCCAATTTAGAAAAGATAACAAATAATAATAGTACATGGATAGATCACAAGAATCATGTGGTTGGTAGTCGTGCAATAATTATCAATGGAAAACGCACGCACGATTACGTGGATAAAACCATCGTACAAAAACGACTTGATATATACAATGCAAAAAACGATGGGGAACATTATGTAGTTAATCATATTAATAATAACTTCAGGGACAATCGTCGAATAAATTTGCGCGTAGTCAATTTAAAAATTCATTCTGAATTGGTTAAGAAAGCTACTGAAAAAAACTTGCCTGAGAATGCAGAGATTCGATTAAGTGATATACCCAAATGTATACGATTCCATATGGGTCACGGTGGATTCGAAATTAACTTTAAACATGATGGACAACAATATCATATTCCATTACCTACATCAAAAGAATTATCCATATACGGCAAATTGGAGAATGCTAAAATGAAATTACTCGAATTTGCTAACGAACATCCAGATATAGCCGAAAGTAAACAATTATTAGAGAATTATTCCGAGGAGAGTATCAAACTAATGAAAGACTATAATAAAATTATTCGTCTATCCAGATTTAATTGTGTGGCCGATAACTTAGTCGAGATTCCCAGAAGAAAAATTCTAACGGTAAATCTAGAATCGCTATCAAAATCAGACAAAGTCATATTGAAAAATATGCAAATTACTGATGGAACTGGTCGCAGATGTACAAGTAAATTACCAAAAGATTGCAGTTATGATATATCAGACTTACCCGAACATTGTAATTATAGGCCAGCTCGCGATGGTCGTAGCGATTGTTTTTCTATTAAGGGTCATCCTAATCAGAAGAAAGGAAAAGAGATTTATACTAACGGATCTAAGAAGATGACTACTGATGAAAAGTATAAACAGCTTTTAGAGATGTTGGATAAGCTCAATAATCTTAAGCCAGCTAAACCTATTATCGATATATAATAATTGATTTATGAATTAATTATTATATCACTCAATGTCTCTTATTATGTTTCCCATTTGATGGTTTTTTCTTAGATTTCTTATCGGGAATTTCTTCAGATTCTGTTTCATCTTCAAATTCAATATTTATCGTTATTCGTTTTTTACTAGATGATCGCTTGTGAGCAACATTTCTAGGTTCACTATCATTGGATTTTATCCTTGATTCGATTTTAGTCGGTTCTTCTATAACGATTTTTTTAGATGTTTTATTATCACATTTAGCGGATTTTATCTTTGATTCTTTTTTAGATCGTTCTTTTTTGATTTTCATTCCAGCAGATCTTTTGCTTTTGCGACTGACTTCTTCAAGTTCACTGTCGTCGCTGTCCGATGTAGCGTCGATACATATGATAGGTTTAGGGATTTGATTTTTAATTTTTTCATTATATTCTTCCCTCTTTCGCTCTCCTCCAGCCTTTATCGTTTCCGGTGTTTTGGTGGACCTTGTTTTTTCATGTTGAAGTGCTTTTCTCAAAGTGTTAGACTCTTTCTTTGTTCTGGGGTCGGCTTATTCGCATTCCTTTCAAGAAATTTACTAGGTTTCCAGTTTCTACGTAAGGTAGCCAATTCTTTATGATACAATCTTGTAATTTTTTTGCACTGGGATAAAAAATGATCATACTCGAATTCACCCTTCAGATAATTACAGTCACCACAACATAATTCACATTTATCATACACATAACACTCGTCATTATCCTTTCGATCAATGCCATTCACATGATATACGCTATTTCGTTTTCCACAAATATAGCACACATTTCTTTCTCTGATTTCATCAAACTCTTCGATTTCTAATTCAAAGTCGATTTCGCGTTTTTTTGCATCGTATGCATACCTATTATAGGTTCCCGATATAATATTATTAAATACTTCAGGATATAATTTGCCTCTTGTAGTCAACTCATTATGAGAAGCAATATGTGAACACATCAAAATAAATGTTTCCTTATTCAGTGTATTTTTCATCATATTACAAGTTTCACAGCATGCAACCGAATTTTCCACAGTGTAACCTTCATTATTATTCATGCGATCAATACCATTCAAAAACTCGCCACATATGGATCCGCAATAATAGCAGTCATTGCGAACAATATCACAAAATTCCATAGGATCCAAGTCAAAATCATGCCCGCGATAGATAGCTGTTCTGCGACAATGAGCATATGCATAGCGAACATCTGTTTTGCGTTTCAGATTATTTTCCTCAATTTTTTCCGGATGTTTTTCTCTGAATTTTCTCGCATATTCTGCCTGTTTGGCTCTATATCCTACAGGATCCCTTGCATACTTTCTCGCACGGTATGATGTATATCCTACATACGATTTATCGGGATGCGCCTTTCGGTATTCTTCTCTCATCTTTATGACATCTGGTCTAGACTCATACTCAGAAAAATCTCGGTCTCTCTTAGGGCGATTTTTTTCCACTTTCTGTCTTTTCCGAAAATGGTTTTTACAATATCGCGATTCGTTATTGTTTCCTCCCATATTAGTGATAGGATGAACATTCTTAGCAGATGGACATTTTTTACAAACTCTAGTATTAGCGCCGTTTTTGATCATTTTATCATTATCCTTGCTAACTTTGTCTCGTTTCTTATTGTCACATTTCCTAGCGCGATCCAAACAAGATTCACAGGTAGCGCCCGAATTTCCTGGTAAAATTGCTTTTTGTCCGGGTTTATCCGGATCGCATGCGCGACGACTTGTGCATAGATGAGCCCCTGGATCCGTTTTCTGGGCTTCGAATAAGGCCCATTGGTTGTGGTGCTTGTTGCAAAATCTATTACCACATTTTTTGCTAACATTATTAGTACATGCACTTCCATCTGGTTTCTTGCCGGTACATTTTTTCTGATTCTGTTTATTTTTCAATCTATTTTTCGCACCTCTTTTTCTACAGTCTTCACATGTTTTGTTATTGGAATCTATCATATTCGAACATCCAGAACATTTTTTCTGTTTAACGTCTTTTTGTTCGGCTTTTTTATTAGCCTTTTCCTTCTTAGCTTTCTGTTCATCATCCTTTTTCTTTTTGAGTTTGTACTTCAAACTGGCAAGTGCCGCTTTCGTTCTGGGGGACTGCCGTCTTCCATGATTAGTATCAGAAGAATCAGAATCAGATACTAACTCTGATTCTGATTCTGACTCTGACTCTGACTCTGACTCTGACTCTGACTCTGACTCTGACTCTGACTCTGACTCTGACTCTGACTCTGACTCTGACTCTGACTCTGACTCTGACTCTGACTCTGACTCTGACTCTGATTCTGACTCGTAGTCGGAACAAGAATCA